GCCTTCACAAATCCACTCTTGGTTTGATATGGGCCAGGGAATCTTACATCACACATCAGATCTCTACGGTTCCTTAGCATCCGAATACATAACAAAAAAGATAAAAGAAATTTTTGGAGTTAGGTCAAGTACCATGAACACATCTGATGATATGGTCTTATTGTTTCACATTAAGTATAAAAATGAGGACAGTAATCAGAAGGATGAACTACTTTTGATTACGAACTTTCTGTGTTTGGTGTCCAACTGTCTGAACAAACACATTTCTCCCAAATTTTGCTGTAGTCCACTTGTTGGAGAATTCAAATCACATTTTGAAGTTGAGGCCACCATGGTTCCTCTATTCACGAAGTTTTTTGCAGCCTCAATCAACAATTTCAGATGCAAAACACCGATGGAACTTTTCAACACATGTGACGCTATTGTTGAACAGGGGATTTGTAATGGTATGTCTCTGAAGGTGGCTGACTCACTAAAAGGGAGAATGGTTGAGATGTTAGGCTGGTTAGGATATGTTGCTGATCCTTTGATGAAGCCTGTAGAATCAAGACAACAAGACTGGTTGGAGGGCTGTCTTTCTTACAGAAAACTGAGATCTTTAGAGAGTTGGCTGATGGATTTGGGAATTGGAAAATTGAAACTTGATGTGCTGAAGCTTGAGTTACTTAAGGTGATAAAAGAGTTAAGAGAGTCATCAATAGCACCATCTGTAGCATATAATAAGATGGTAGACATCAGTAAATCAGAATTAGGAGAAATCACTTTATGGTTCCCAACTCTCAATGGAGAATTCAAATTAATTGTCAGAAGCAAACTCAATTTGGGCACAACAATAAATGAGACATGTGAGAACTTGTTAATCAAAAAACTGATCAACCACTACTCTAGATATTCAAAGCAGGGTCTTGGCTTACTGATAGCAGAAGGTCTCGAGAGGTCTGCTTTTCAAAGCTCAGTGGTGACAGGGTTCATTGGATTGAGTATTAGCTTATCTGGTGCATGCATTAGGAAGGGTGATGGCACATTCCTGACCTTAAAGGAGTCCAAAAAAAATGTTGTTAAACCAGTAGCTGAAGTCTTTCCCTCCTTGGTCATGCAATCAGTCTGTGCAGTTGGTGATTGGGTTTGTGGAGTTGAAAGTGAGATGGATAAGCAGATGAATAAAAGCATTTATATGAGAACATCACTTGTCAACACTGCAGAATTCAGATTTGGGTTAGATGAGTTAACTGCAGCCATTGAAATGACAATGCCTGATCTTTTTGATAAGTATCTTAAAGATATTGTACCACCAGACAAAAGGCTGCTCATGAGACACTCTTGGAAAGTTAGACCTGAAATGGAGTTGTTGATAGAGTGTGCTAATAAAGGATTGTCTATTTTTGATGGTAGAATTGATAGGCAGGAGGAGGCAGTCGTGTTGGTGGACTATTATGAACCAGGTAGATTGCTCAGACGAACCATGAAGCTTGAGAAGAGAGGACCTGAAAGGACTGCAAGAAAAGGCTTGCAAGCAATAGTTAATAGAATGATCTTAGATTCAATATTGGAGCCAAAAATTATTGATAAGACTATGGTCATGGATGCAACAAAACTCGCCCCATATGAAGGTTCCATGGAAGACCTAAAATCGCATGGAGAATCTGGTGTTAGGAGGTATATTCAACAAGTCCTTTTGGGTAGAGAGTCACATTATAGACAGAAGGAAGATGAACCAAATGAAATAACATCTAGCAATGTGGTTGTGTATGGGAGAGGCACCCCAGAGTTTCCCCTAGAAGATGGCACATGGCTTAGAGGTGCCAAATTGGGAACATCTAATCCAATAAAGTTGCAGTGCTGCCTTCAGCAAATCAGCAATGATCTCAAGATTCAGGCGACGCTGATCACACACACAGGACGTGCTCACTATCAAGACTTCATGTTTCTTAAAAGGGTGATCATTTCTGACTCAGATTTTGATGAACCTGAGATATTAGACACGTTGGAGTTTAGAGATGTTGTGGTTGTGGAAAACTCAAGACCAAATGGAAAACCATGTTTTTTATTCATGGGTTGTGTGATTCCTCTGGAATCAGATTTAGTGGGATCAATAATGACTCATATGTCAGAGGCTGAATGGGAGGAGCTTTGGAAGTTAGTGAGGACATATTTCATAACAAGAATGAAGGGAGAAATATCATGTCTTCCAAAGGCTAGATTTGATGCTCTGTGGGGGATGGTAAGCAGAATTTTTGGTTATTCTACAGTTGAAAAGGTAGTTACCATGGGTTTTCATCAACTTGACTCCTTTGCAGAATTTCTAACATTCACAGATAGGGTTTTCACTACAAAAGGTCCCACTCTGGTGTTCCATAGATTAAAAGGGTTGCTTGTGAGTTACCCAGCAGGACCACTGCTATATAAGGGGCACAGACTCATGCTTTACAAGGACTGGGCATCTGGGACACCTGAGCCCGAGACCCTGGAGGACTGAGCAGCAGAGGTCCCGGCGGGAACGGGCGGAGGCACAGGAGACCCCCCAGACCACAG